TTCCATATAGGCTGCTCTGGGATGAATGGGAAACGTTTATTTCTGGCGGTGTATCTGGTGACGAGACACCTGTAATACCAACCTGGTCTCCCACCGATGTCACACCTGACGAGGGCTCCCTCTGGGATTATTTCGGTTTTCCAACTGGCATAAACCCTTTAGGCGCTGAACCGTTGGATTTTCCTAGGAGAGCTTATAATCTCGTCTATAATGAGTATTACAGAGATGAAAATCTTATTGAGGAACAACCTTTAGATAATGAAACTATACTCAATCGTTGCTGGGAAAAAGACTATTTTACTTCTTCTTTACCCTGGCAACAGCGCGGAACTGCTCCAGCTTTGCCAATAAGTGGCGTAAGCGCTGCAGTATGGGAAGCTTCAACTTTTCCGGCAACATCAGGTCCTATAAATTTGCAGACTTTTGGTGGAGCAGCAGAAGCAGTTATACGTAATAGCGGTTCGAGTGCTCAGGCAGCAGCAAATATTCTCGCTGCATTTAACGATAATACTATTGATTTATCAACAGCATCAACCTTTGATATTGCCGATCTTCGCTTAGCATTTCAAATTCAGAAATGGATGGAACGTAATGCACGCGCCGGCGCACGTTATACTGAGTTTCTTAAGTCTCACTTTGGAGTTTCTCCTCGTGATGACCGTTTACAAAGACCTGAGTATATTGGCGGTTCTAAGGCCCCTATAATCATTAGTGAAGTTTTACAAACTTCTTCAACTAATGCAACCTCTCCCCAGGGCAACCTGGCCGGTCACGGCATAACTGTTTCAAATGCTTACTGCGGAAAATATCATGCCAATGAGTACGGTCTTATTATTGGTATAATGTCCGTTATGCCTCGATCGGCATATCAGCAAGGCATTAATCGTCAATGGCTGAGACGTACAAAGTATGATTTTTATTTTCCTGAGTTCGCTAATCTATCCGAACAAGCGATTGAAAATGCGGAAATTTGTGCAACTGATGTGGCTGCACATAATACTGGCATTTTCGGTTACCAGGGCCGTTATGACGAAATGCGTATAAAGCACAATATGGTATGCGGTCAAATGCGCTCCACATATGATTACTGGCACATGGGCAGACAATTTGACACTGCCAGTCCTCCAACGCTTAATGATGACTTTGTTATATGTGATCCACGCAAAGACATTTTTGCAGTGCCGTCTGAACCTGCTTTGATTGTCAGTTTTGGCAACATTATCAAAGCTTATAGACCTCTTCCACTATCTGCGGAACCTGGTCTAATAGATCATAATTAAGGAGTTAAAAAATGCAATTTCAGACACAATATACTCACAAGAGTAGTCCTCCGGAAACTAATTCCGGAAAAACCCTGGTCGAGCGTGCCGGTTACATATCGGCACAAAAAAGGATCGAAAATATGATACTTGCCGGTCAACGGCTTGTTGATTATCGTAAAAGTCAGTTTGACTTCGAAGGAGATAAAATAGACTTCGATTTTAATGATCCAACACGGAATCCAAATTTTGACATGGCTGATGCCTCACAGCTTAAATATCAAGCTGAAGCAAACCTGGCTGCAAGAGCTAAAAAGGCAGAACTTGATAAAGAGGCTTTGAAAGCCTCTCAGACTGCTCAGGAAGCTCAGAATGAGCCTTCTGAGCAAAAAACAGGGGTGTAATACCCTAAAAGTTGAACTCCGCTATATTCTTTCTCTTGTTACGAATATAGCGGAGTGACACCAAAGGAGACAAGAATATGTTAATGAAATACAAGGAAAAATGCCCATGTTGCTGCAGTGATAATTTGGACCACTATGCGGATCATGCGTCACATGGCTTTAATGGCTATAAGTGCAGAAATTGCGGTTATCACTGGGGGAATTAAAAATGAATTGGTTATCTGGTGCTGGCTCTGTTCTTAGTGGTATAAGTGGCATAGCAAATTTTGCCCTTGGCCTGATGAATTATAATTATCAAAAGGACCTACAAAAGAAAATGTTTGAACGGGAGGATACTTCAATAGCTCGCCGTGTAGCCGATTTAATGGCCTCTGGCTTGTCTCCTGTCCTCGCCGCTGGTCAAGGCGCTTCAGCGGGTCCTGTGGTGCCTGTAAAACCCCCTGAAGTCTCTGGTATAGATCAAATGGCTCAAATTTATATGAACTTAATAACCCAGCAAGCTAATGTCGCACATACTAAAGCGGATATGGACAGAATATCAAAACAAATGGAGTTTATGAATTCAAATATTGCTCTTAATCAATACAGAAAATATCATCTTAAAGCACAAACAGATAAAACTAATATAGAAACTATCGGGCAGACAATCCGCAATGCCCAGGATGCATTAACTTATAAATTAATGGAAAAATCTGGAATAGGCAAAGATGCAGGCTATATTGGTAAAGGTGTGCGTGATCTTCAAGGTGCTGTAGATAAACTTATTGAAAAATTTGATACCAAAAAAACTCACAGCTCCGGCGGGCACTCGTTTTGAAAAATTTAAAAACTAATTTAATAAATGGGAGGTCGTATGCGTTACAAAAAGTCTCGATTCAGTCGTAGAGGTTACAGTTTGCGCCGTCGCAAGAGACGTGCTGCAAGGTTAAGGTCTTATGGAGCATCAAGAGGAGGAGTAAGATTATGATATGCAGTGTACTAAACCGATTACCCTTCAAATCAAATACAAATCAGGCCGGCCGTCCTTATTATATCCAGACGGCCTCACCGTGCCATGTGGTAAGTGCCTGGCCTGTCGTATATCAAAAAGACGCGAATGGTCGTTAAGAATGTTGCATGAGCTTGATAGTCATGAAGATAGTTGTTTTCTAACATTAACATATGATGATGACCATCTTCCTCCGGCAGCTTCACTATGTAAACGTGATTTACAGTTATTTATTAAGCGTTTACGTAAATCTCTCGAGCCTCGCAAAATACGATATTTTGCGTGTGGTGAATATGGAGAAGAAACTAACCGGCCACATTATCATGCTATTATCTTTGGCCTTTCTCTTAAAGAAGAGGATAAAAAATTGGTTAGAAATGCATGGCCTTTCTGTGATTGGAATAACTATTCCATCAATAAAAATTCATTTGGCCTTGCTGAACCTGATTCTATTTCTTATGTTGCCGGCTATATTGATAAAAAATTTTCTGGCGATTTAGCTAATCAGGAATACGAGCAAAAAAATCGTGAACCCGTTTTTAGAATTTTATCTTTAGGAATTGGCAAAAATTATTGTGACAAATACTCAGAGGATTTAAAAAATAATATGTATGTAACTATTAAAGGTGTAAAACATTCTTTGCCTCGTTACTACATAAACAGACTTGGCATTGATACAAGTCAAATAAAAAAACATTCAGAACTAATTGACTGTGAATTGACCGAACATTATACAGGAATTTTCATTTCATCTATTGATCTATACAAGGCTGGACTCCCGGAAGAAAATAGAATGCTTATTCAGGGAGTCAAAGCCGCAAAAAATCAATATGACATGACTTTAAAGGCTAAAAGCAAATTCCTGCGGTCAAAAAAAGTTTAGGCACAATTTAAGCTTGCTTAAATTGTGCAAATCAACTTGACTAAAATAATAAAAAATGCAGAGGTGGTTAGATGATAAATAATATCTACACAATTAAAGACAAAGTTGCCGAGGAGTGCGGGCCGATCTTCCAGGCGGTTAATGATGCGGTTGCTATCCGCTCGACTATGAAGGTTTTAAGCCAGGTTGTAGATCCTTCGGATTATGAATTATTGAGGATTGGTGCGGTTAATACGGAAACTGGCTCGATCTGTCCTTGTGAAGTTTGCCAGGTTAATTTTGTAATGTCTCCCGATCGTTTGTATGTTGTTTCGCAGGAGGACAAATAATGGCTAAAATATTTAATCGTACAGGCGGCCTGATCCCTGGTCGCTCGATGTTTAATCTTTCGTATGAGAAAAAATTTACTTGTGATATGGCACAGTTAATCCCCGTGATGTGTGATGAGGTCGTACCAGGTGATTTTTTCCAGATAGGTAATCAGGCCGTTATTAGGTTTCAACCGCTGGTTGCTCCAGTCCTTCATGAGATAAATATGTATGTACATTATTTTTTCGTTCCATATAGGCTGCTCTGGGATGAATGGGAAACGTTTATTTCTGGCGGTGTATCTGGTGACGAGACACCTGTAATACCAACCTGGTCTCCCACCGATCCTGACGAGGGCTCCCTCTGGGATTATTTCGGTTTTCCTACTGGTGTTGATCCTGATGGTGCTTATCCGTTGGATTTTCCCAGAAGAGCTTATAATCTCGTCTATAATGAGTATTACAGAGATGAAAATCTTATTGAGGAACAACCTTTAGATAATGAAACTATACTCAATCGTTGCTGGGAAAAAGACTATTTTACTTCTTCTTTACCC